CTTCTGTTTCCAAGACATAGGAGGCGTGTATTTGGAAATGATCTTGGTGCTGATTTCGTTATCCTCATGGAAGTGATTGTATTTGATTTCGTGTTTCTGAGTTTGGGTTGTCCAGATTTTTTCTTTTATGTATCGCGGTAACCGTTGAACCATTTCACCACGTCTGAGAAAAGGTTCTTTAAGTTTAAGATGATAATCGCGCATACGGGCGATGTAAGTAGAACCCAGAGCAGGGCGCAGAGACTTAAGAGAGAAAGGACGTTTGTGAATACGTTGTGGTCCGGCATAGGCGGTTACAATGTATGAGGCTACGTAGTTACATACTGCCTCAGGTGATTTGCATATTTGAATATCGGTATTTCCTTTATTCCAAGCAAGCGTAAGATTTTTTGCGATCGTGCGCGCGTCGATGTTGAACAGGATATAATGATAATGGGGACGTCCGTACTTAGTCCCGTATTCTCCGGCACAATAATAGCGGATTGATTTTTTCGTGTAGCGGGCATTGCACTTTCTAAGTTTCTTCATGAACAGCTGTAGTTCACGAGTTTGTAGAGTTGGTTGATCGTAATATTCAGGTAAATGTTTCCGAAGGATTTTTTTGTCGTCAAGTGTTCGGGGTAAATGTTCCTCGTCATAAGTAAGTGTGACGAAGAAGGTGTGATCTGATTTTTTGAATTCCTCAAGTAATCGGAATGACCAGTCAAGCTGGCGATTTTTCAGACAGTAACCACACCGTTGACATGGAACCCACACGGGTTTTGCCCGTGTGGATCCCTTGGCAAGGATCGGGGCAATACACCTCATAGGCGTATGCCGCAGCGGGAGATCGTATAGGTACCGATCCGCTTGGAAGTTCTGCGTTGATTTTGCATAGTTGTTTTAGTTGAATTTGTTAGTTAACCATTTTACGAAGATAGAGAAGTCTCGTGTGCCTTTTCCCCAAGGGGTATCGCCTTCATATGTGTTATGTTGGCGGAGCCAAATTTGATACTGCTTGAGAAGAGCCTCCTTGTCCAGGAGAATCTGTTGGAGACGTTCAGATTTAGTCTTCTCAGAAGTTTGAGAAGTTGAAGCAGCGATATTCTGAATTTCAGCGGCGAGTTTTTCGCGCTGGGCAGGATAGGCTTTAAGTCGTTCAAGTATTTCACGAGTGCTTGCGGATTGTTGTGCAATTGATCCGCGTTTGAAGGCAAGATCGTAAGGGAATAAAGAAGCTGATTGCTCAGTTTGTTGCGCAGTTGAAGCGCTCTGGAGCGATTTGAGGATGAGTTCAGCCACCTCCTTTCTTGCGGCGAAGGATGCTCGAGTCTCTTGTTCAGAAGTTCCAGCAGCTTCTTTGCGCTCTTTGTAGAGTGATTCGATTGCAAGCAGAGCGCCTTGAATTGCTGAGTTTGCTGTTTGCTGTTTTGTTGCGTCTGTATTCGCTTTGACATTATCGATTTGACTTTTTTTAAGTTGAAGATCCTGATAGGCAGCAATACTTTGTTGCATAACACCTGCATTGAGATTGATATCTGGTTTTAACACAGGTTGATAAGCATAGTTTTGTTGCGGTGCCTGATACGATGGAGACGCGCCGGCTTGATTGCCGACACCGTATGCTAGCATGGGGTTAAGACCAGCGGCTTTGAGTCTGAGCATTTGTTCAGCAGGAGTATTATACTGATTTTCTCGTCGCCATTGCTCTAGATTTTTGTTGTATTGGTATTCAGCCATTTCACGGTTTGCCCGGATAGTCTTATCGACGTTTTCGCGGGCAGTTTGGGCCATGATCTGCTGATTTTGCTGCTGAGCACCAAAGTTAAGCGCAGAGTTAATACCAGAGGCCACAAACGGGAGGGTTGCTCCAAGGATTTCTAATATTGGCATATTGCGAATTTATGGTTTTTTTGAGGTGAGGTGTCACCTAGCACTGTATTGTCAAGTGGGGTCAGTGCTAGACGGCGGATTTTCACCGCCTTTAGATTTGTCGTCCTTGGCCTTTTGCTTGCCTTTAGACGCGTCTGGAGTCGCTGGGTCGGCTTTTGGGTCGTCCTTAATAGCGTCCTCCTGTAAGGCCTTTAAACGCTCCTGTAGGGACGCTTGCAAGGCAGTAGTCCGGTCAAGGACATTTTGTAGATCGACAGGGTCGAGTCGTTGGACGTAAGACAGATCGGGGTCTGTATGGGACGGCTCGTCGCCGTAAGTGATTGATCGGTCGAGACCGATAGGGAGCGGCGCTCCCTTTTGATTCCGAAGGAATAGATCCTCGATCGTGTACGAATCGTCGGGAATCGTGTAAGAAGTTGGGTCAACTTTTTCGGGCTTGCGGTCGAAGTCGAAGCCCATTTCGAAACGTGGTTTGCTCATAATTTTGTGTGTTTGAATTTTCATTTTTGGAGTCTTGCAGACGCCTTTGTCGGCCTCTGGCCTTTATGCTCGCTCCGCTCGGACATTTGGGGTAAATGCATTAGAGTTTCGGATTTGAGAAGTACGGGAGTGGCCTGATGGCGCTTACATCGTTGTAGATCTGAATGAAGCACGGTACTTCCGTAGGAACTGCGAGAATATCCTTTGGCGGGTTACACTCGATGAATGTTTTGTTGAGTCCAGGAAGGCTTGCGAATTTTCGGGACATGTGCCAATAAGCCATTGTATTTCGGAAGGCTCCATGCACCGAAGACAATTTGAATTTGTACTCAGCATACCGGGATTGATAACCAAAGGTAGCATTATTCGGGGTAGGGCCTCCAGCCGAGGGGTCGAAGTAGATTTCGCGATTTTTTACTTCTTGCTCACCAAGGTGTGCGAAGCCCGGAATGAGATAGTCGAAGCGTGAGGGACGAGTCCACATACGTTCGAGACCCTGATAGTAGTTCGCTTTCGGGACAACAGACATGATGCCGATCACAAAGCCGTGATCTTCGAAGTCGCGGGAGAATCCGTGAGTTTCTCCAACTCCGATTCCGTGGCCGGACATGTTGCCCTGAGGTTTTCCGGTTGCACCGGGATCCTGATACGAGGAAAGTACTTCGGAAATTGTGATTGGAGTTTTACCACCACCGAGATACTCGGGGCGTTGAAGACGGCCGTCTGATGAGCGTACACCGAAGACGTGGAGAACCCACTCGGTGAGTCGTGCACCACCACGTTGTGCCATTTCCAGAAATTCCTGGAGGCGGGCGGCTTTGCGAATCTCCTGTATCATTACGTTAGCAGGAGTTTCAAGTCGAGTTTGAGCGGCAGCAGGTTGCATTGCTACGATACCAGTCGCGCCAGTTGCAATTCCGGTCTGGTTGTTTTGCGTTGCTCCAGTGGCAGCATTCTTTGCGATCGTGGGCCCGGTAACTCCGGTATAGTCGATTGGTGCGCCGGCAGCGCCACCACGTTGTGCGGTTGGTCGGGCAGTTGTAAAGTAATCTTTTTCCCATGCGCGGATGCGCAGGGTAATGAGTTGAGCGAATTCGGGATCCGTGTATATGAGCGTGCCTGATCCTTTTGAGTAATTGACTTTGGGGACCAGATCCTGATCGCGGTAATACTCGTTATAGATTTCGAGATACGCGCGGAAAGGTAAAGCATTGATAATTTGTGCACCAGCGTATGACATGCCGCCGGCGGCGGTTGGTAATCCCATGTAGTCAAAGAGGGACGAGTCAGAGAATGAAGCGTTCGTTAGATTGAGTGATGGATGAACAGGAGCCTGTAGTCCGTCTTGTCCTCCAGTGATGAAAGTTTCCCACTCGTTGTAGATAATCCGGTTGGGGACAAAGAAGTAATGCGTGTAGACATCCATGCGGTGATAAAGCGGGGCGAGCATTGGAGCGATCCGAACCATAAGTTCGGTGTTGACTTTGAACGAATCGCCGGGTACGATTTCCTGTACTAAGAAGGGGACGAGTCGTCCGAATTCACAAGTGAGTTTTCGTTCGTGTGAGAGATCGAATTTTGATCGTTGAGGCGCAAGAATTTGCACGGCTTCTTTGAAGACGTTCATAGGTTGAAAAGTTTAAGTTGGTTTTGAGGTTCTTTAGAGCTGTTTTCCGTACGTGCCTGATCCTCAAGTTCTTCAACTTGGTGGGATCTGAGTATAAAAGCGTTGAGATTGTCCCCAGGTGTTAGATCCATATAGGACATGTTCATATACACTTCTTTGAATGGAAGTGGCCATGCGTTAAAGGTTTTGCGTTCAGAATTTGTCATTAGATTTTGCATTTTCTATGATTGCTCTTTCATGATAGTGCCTTTGTTCGAGAAGGTATTTCCAACCGTCATAGGTTTCACCATTCAGCTGGTATTGACGGTAGATTTCTGCTGCGAATGCAAGTCGTTCCTGATTCTCGGCCTTCTGTTTCCAAGACATAGGAGGCGTGTATTTGGAAATGATCTTGGTGCTGATTTCGTTATCCTCATGGAAGTGATTGTATTTGATTTCGTGTTTCTGAGTTTGGGTTGTCCAGATTTTTTCTTTTATGTATCGCGGTAA